TTATAGAAATTCCCATCATCAGATCTCCGGCTTCACCATACCGAAGACTCTCAGATCTCAATCAACCGCGCCATGTGCGGTCTCCTTGGCGCTTACGACCAGTTTCCAGATCCGAACGCTAAACGCGATCCGTCGAATCCGATGTATTGGGCGGACATGGGGACGTTGTCCGTCGCCGGCGTCCGCGTGACCGAGCAGAAGGTTTCGCAGCTCGGCGCCGTCCAGGCGGTTCGCTATGGCCTTTCCTCGGCCATGTCGTCGCTGCCGGTGATGGTGTTCCGCCGCGGCAAGAATGGCGCGCGTGAGCCGCAGCCGGATCATCCGCTTTCGATCCTGCTCGGCCGCCGCCCGAACGATCGGCAGACGCCGGCAGAATTCATCGCCGAGATCGCCTGGCATCTGTCGTACTGGCGGAACGCATATTGCCGCATCGTCCCTGGCGATGATCCGACCGAGCTCGACTATGCCGCCGGCGAGCTCGAGATCATTCATCCGCGCCGGCTGACGCGCGTCGAGCGTCGCGCTGACGGGTATATTTATTACACGTTCAATCCGCCGCAGACGATCGTCCAGGGCCAGGCGTTGCAGCCGACGACGTATCGCGAGGATGAGATCTGGCATCTGCGCGGCAATCCATTGACCGAGGACGGCCTGCTCGGTCAGCCGATTTGGGAAAGCGCGCGCGAAGTGTTCGGCCGCGCGATCGCTGTGCATGAGTACGGCGATATCTGGTTTTTCAATTCCGGCCAGACCGGCGGCATCATCAAGCATCCGGGAAATTTCAAGGACAAAGAGGACAGAAGCGAGTTCCTCGAAACCTGGCGCAGCAGCGGCGCCGGCCGCAATCGTCACCGCGACAAGCTGCTGACGCATGGCGCGGATTACACGCCCCTCAAAGTCACCAATGCCGAGGCGCAGCTGCTCGAGACGGAAAAAAACAGCGACATCGATGTTTTCGGGCTGTGGAGTTTTCCGCCGCATCGCGCCGGCCGCCTCGATCGCGCGACGTTCTCGAATATCGAGCAGCAATCGCTCGATTTCGTTGTCTACGGCCTGACGCCGCTCGCGATCGCCATCGAGCAGGCCGCCGAGCGCGATCTGCTGGTCGGCAACGCCGACAATTCGCTTTTTGTCGAGTTCAATTTCGCCGCGCTGCTGCGCGGAGATCTTCGCAGCCGGTATCAGGCGTATCTGATCGGCCGCCAGGGCGAATGGCTATCAGCAAATGACATTCGCCGTTTCGAGAATATGTCGCCACGGACCGACGAGGGCGGCGACGACTACAAGAATCCCTTGACGAAAGATTCCGCCGGCGCCGATGGCAGCGAAGACGGCGCCGGCGGCGACCAGGAACAGCAGAGCGCGCCTAACAAGGATGGGGGCAACAATGGAAAATGAGAACAAGCTGCAGAGTGTGATCCTGCAGATCTCGTCGATTGATCCCGTCTGTGCGATTGATCTGCGCCTGGTAGCCGATTGCGTGGCGCGGGCAAACCTCGCCGCTGACGATGCAGAGCGCTACGCCGCTGCCGAGGCGAGCGCGACGCCGACGAAAATCGCCGTCATTCCGGTGCAGGGCGGGCTGACGCCACGCGGCAGCTGGTTCGGCACAAGTCTTTCCGGCCTGGCCTCGCAAGTCCGCCGCGCCGCCGCTGATGCTGACGTCGCGTCGATCGTCCTAGACATTGACAGTCCTGGCGGCACGGTTTCAGGGACGCCAGAAGCCGCCGCGGCGGTCCGCGATGCAGCCGCACAAAAGCCTGTCATCGCGATCGCCAACACTCTTGCCGCGTCGGCGGCCTATTGGATCGGATCGCAGGCGAGCGAATTTGTCATGGCACCGTCCGCCGACGTCGGCTCGATCGGCGCGATGATCCTGCACCAGGATGTGTCCGGCTTCCTCGATCAGATCGGCATCAAGCTGACGATGATCCGCTCCGAACAGTCGCCTTTGAAAAACGAGGCTCATCCGTTCGGTCCACTCTCGGAAGGCGCACAGGCCTTTTTGCAGCAGCGCGCAAACGATGCCGGCGCCGATTTCATCAAAGCTGTCGCAAGCGGCCGTCGCGTCACGCAAACCAAGGTGCGGGAGGATTTCGGCCAAGGTCGCGTTTACGGCGCGCGTGAAGCGGTCGCGCGCGGCATGGCTGACCGCGTTGCGACGCTCGACGAAGTGATCGCAGGCCTGGCCCAAAAGATGCCGGCGCGCTCGCGCCGGCGTTCCGCGCTCGCGTTCGTGTAGCCAGCAAGATTTCTGTTTCCGAGTTGCCGCCCGCGTCCGGCCGGACAGCGGGAGCGATGGCGTCTTTCCTGTCCGGCCATCATCCCCAAGAGGAGTCACTGATCCATGAAAAAGGATCTCAAGAAACTGCGCCAGGCTCGCGCCGAGAAGGCGGCCGCCGGCAAGACGAAGGTGGCGGCGCTGAACGTGCTGCTCGAAAAGGCCGAGTTGACCGAGGCTGAAACCGCGCAGCTCAACGCGCTCGAGGCCGAGATCGACGCGCTCGAGGCCGAGGTTGCGCAGCTCGACCAGGAGATCGCGGCCGAGGAAAAGAAGGCGCGCCGCGCGACCTTGTTCGGCTCGACTGCTGCCGGCGGTCCCGCGCTCGCGACCGTCGTCAACGATCTTGATCCCGCGCGGACCGGCGGCTTCCGTAACCTGGCCGAGTTCGCCGTCTCCGTGAAGAATTTCCAGGTGAGCGGTGCGCTCGATCCGCGGCTCGCCGCGGCGCCGACCAATTTTCAACAGAACCAGGGCGGCGCCGGCGAGGGTTTCGAAGTTCCGACCGAGTACCGGCAGCAGATCTGGGCACTCGTTTTCGCCGACAACAATCTGTTGGCTTATTGCAATCCGGAACCGACCAACAGCAATGCGATCGCGATCGCGAAGGACGAAACAACGCCTTGGGGCGCTTCGGGCGTTCAGGCGTTGTGGCGCGCAGAGGCTGGCCAGATGACGCCGAGCAAGGCCGCGATCACCGGAACACTGCTGCAGCTCCACGAGCTCTACGCGTTCGTTATCGCGACCAATGAGGTCATGGATGACGCTCCGCGGCTGCAGAACCGTATCACTGTTCAGGCCGCTCGCGCGATCCAGTGGAAGGCCTCCGACGCCGTCGTGTTTGGCGACGGCAACGGCAAGCCGCTCGGCTTCATGAACAGCAAGGCGCTTGTCACCGTTGCCAAGGAAAGCGGGCAAGCCGCAGCGTCACTGGTCAATGCCAACGTGCTGAAAATGTACTCGCGTCTGCTGCGGACTGGCGGTGCGCCGATGTGGCTGGCCAATGCGGACACGCTGCCGCAGCTCGGCCAGCTGACACTGGGCAACGTCCCGGCCTGGCTGCCGAGCAATGCGCCCTATGCCGGCGCGCCTGATGGCGGCAGCTTCCTCGGTCGTCCGATGAATTTCAACGAGCACATGCAGACACTCGGCCAGCTCGGCGACATCGTCTATGCCGATCTGTCCGGTTATGCGCTCGCGACCAAGGCCGGCGGCGGCATCGATTTCGCCGCGTCGATCCATCTGTTCTTTGACTACAACATGAGCGCGTTCCGCTGGACGTTCCGACTTGGCGGCCAGCCCTATCTGACCAATCCGGTCCAGCCGGCGAACGGCACCAACACCAAATCGCATTTCGTCGCGCTGCAGGCGCGCTGATGCCGGCGTGGCGGCCGGCAGCTCGAGCCGGCCGCCGCTCGCGTTTCGTGTAAATCCATCAACCCCTCTTTTCGAACGAGGATCAAATGTCTGGTATCAATCTCAAGCCGACGCAGCGCGTCGGCGTCGTCGCTGCGATCCCGCCGCAATCCGCAACCGCCGTGCAGGTGTCCGGCTGGATCGACGCGACTGTCTTCCACAACTACATGGCAATGGTGCAGCTCGGCACGCTCGGCGCCGCGGCGACCGTCGACGCCAAGCTGCAGCAGGCCACCACCAACGCCGGCGCCGGCGCCAAGGATATCCCTGGCAAGGCGATCGCGCAGTTCCTGAAGGCCAACACCGACGACAACAAGCAGGCGCTGATCAACCTGAAACAGGAAGATCTCGACATTGCGAACGGTTTCAAATTTTTCCAGCTGTCGATCACGCCTGCGGTCGCGGCAAGTCTGATCGCGGGAACCGTGTTCGGTATGGATGCCCGTTATGGCGCGGCGTCCGATGCCGGCAATGCTGCGGCGAGCGAGGCGCAGGTCATCTAAGGCCGGCCAGCGTCAACGTCGCGAGGCGAACATGCTGCGCATTGTCGAAAAACCTGCGTCGGATCCCGTGAGCCTGGAGGAAGCCAAGGCGCAGCTGCGGATCTCGGCATCGGACACAAGCAACGATGTCGTGATCCAAGGGCTTATTCCGACCGCGACCAGGCTCGTGCAGGCGCTGGTGCAGCGCGTGTTCGTCTCGCAAACCATGGAATGGGTGCTGCCTGGCTGGCGATCGGAGCTCTGCATTCCGATCGCGCCGGTGTCCAAGGACGGCATCAAGTCGATCAACTACGTCGATTGGGCAACTCAAACGCAGATGACGCTCGATCCGTCGCTCTACGTCGTGCAGACGGTCGGCGACGGCATCATCAAGGTCTTTCCAAAATTTGCAACGATCTGGCCGATCGTGTTTTCGTTCTCGCCTGAACCTGTCGTGATCAATTTCGTTGCCGGCTATAAGGACCAGGCGGATCTGCCTCCCAACGTCAAGACGGCAATTCTCCTGCAGATCCGTCATCTCTATTCGCTCGGCGAATTCAACGCGGCGCTGCGCAAAGAGACCGAGTTCGGCCTCGGCGAAACGCAATATCAGCTGACGCCGGAAACCGCCGGTCTCATTCCTGGCGCCGTCAACGCTCTGATGTTGTCAGAGGTCTGGTGATGACGCCGGCGCAGTGGCTGAATAGGTATCGTTCAAGGCTCGCCAAGAACGGCGAGGACATCGCGGTCCGTCGCTATTCCGGGACGGGTGCGGACCGCGCCGTCGCGCAGGAAGCGATCGCGCGCGGCCGTGTCGCCAGGCTCGGCGCCAAGGACATCATCGGCGACATCAAGCTGACCGATCGCAAGGTGATCTTGATCAACGATCCGGATGCCGCGGTGCCGGCCGGCAAGGTCGCATTGTCGGCGCTGCTGCCGCTGCTCACAACCGACAAGCTGTTCTTTCGCGACCGCGAGTTCGCGATCCTCGATCCCAACGATGATGCGCGACGTTACGCCGGCGTCTTGATCGCGCTCGAAATCACAGTGAGGGGATAGCGGTCATGGTGCGGATCTTCGACGAGGAGGATTACCGCCGGCGCCTCGACCAGGCCGGCGAGATCTCGACCAGTGACGAGGCCGCCCTGGTGCTTAAGGGTGCTTTGACGGGTACCGGATTTGCGCCGCTCAACGCGCGGCAGAACATTCTCGAAGCGAGGCAAAACGCCCTGATCCGCGCGCGCAGGGAGATGTTGCGCGCGATCCGTGCCGAGGATGACCGGGTCCAAAACAGCGCAATCATCCCGATCGATGTGCAGGAGATCGTCACCGGCGGGCAGGGTGACGAGCTCGTCAAAGTGCCCTGACGGATGAGGATCATCTTTCGCTATGCGGCGATGCAGTACATCGTCGATTTCGCGCTCACGACGCTGCGCGATCGATCGCCGGTCGGCTCGATCGGCGACCAGCATCCGGGGCTCTACCGCGACAGCCACATGGTTTTCTTGAATGGCCATGTCGTCGACGGCAGCGACGTCAG